TGGGCCTCTGCCGCGAACATAGGATACACTGGTTTCCCATCCTGAATGGTGCCAAGGCGGTTCATCACATAGACATCAATCCAACTCTTGGTCTTGCCCTGAATCAAATTGGGGTAGTAGCTCTGCATCATGTTCTTGCGGTTCTCAGCAAGAGCATTCGGGACATACTTGTCCACCGATCCCTCGTCGTCCTTCACCTCTGACATGCCGGGAGGCTGGGTGAAGAAGCGCCAGTTGTCTGGCTTCACCAGCATCTTGGCCTGCTCTCGCGGAATGTGGTCTGGGATCGGAACCTCGCCCGACATGATCGGCCACCAGTGATCCTCTTCTGGCGCGTTGGTATCTGCAATCACGCCAGTCCAGCTAGGGCCACCATCACGCATAGAAGGGTAGCGACCCACACGCATGGTGCAGGCGTCAATAATACTCTTGGGAATCTCTCTGGCCTCGTTGATCCAGATGCCCGTGAGTTCCAGTGACAGAAGCTTCTTCACATCTTCGGGTCTATCAAGAGCGAGGAAGATAACCTCAAGCTCCATGTCACCCTTTTTGATGTTGTGCGTGTAAGGCACCGACCAAGTAAACTTGCCCCAGTCATTCTCTGGGAACCAGTCCAGCCAAGTCTTGATCGTCGTCGTTCTTAGCTGTGGGTTTGTGTTTCGGATAATAGCCCACCGACTCTTGCGCTTACCATCCGGCCCCTTCGCCTGCATCAAGGCGCGACGAAACACCTCAACGCAACAGCCGACAGATTTGCCGCTGCCAACTGGACCCCTAATGCCACGAAAAAAAGTATCGTCCTTCATGAACTGCTTCAGCACTTCACCATCAGGCTTATACTTGAAGTCGATCATCGAAGTCCTTTGTCCACTCCGAAGCGGATCATCTTCTCTGCAATCTCTGGCCCCAAGCTTTCAATCAGCTTGTCGCACTCTTTGTTAGTGGCGTGTTCCTTGGGAACATAAGCCAAATGAACCTTCCTCACTATGCCGCGAAGAAGGTCCAAGTCTTGTTTTCCGATTGTGCTGATAAAGCTCATACTTAGTTCTGCTGGAACAATTCATTGAAGCGATCAACGGCTACCCTCATGCCGCTCTTTCCAGATGGAGTGGACCCAGGCGTTTTGAAGAGGCTAACATTTGCTAGAACAGCGCGATCACGACTTTTTGTAACGGCCTTCATAACTGTTTTACTTGGGGGAGATGCCTTCCCTTTAGCAAGAGCGCCATCCTGTATGTCTTTGACGGCCTTTTTCTTGTCTCTCAGCTCAGCCCTCAATGCGGCATATTTAGTTCTTTGCTTGGAGTAAGGATCGCCACCCTCGGAAGGGTCTGGCCCATCCTCAGTTAGCTTTTCAATCTTCTTTATCTGCTTATCCAGATTTGCCAACGCCCGTCTTTCGATGGGCTTCAGAATTCGATTCCGCAGAACAAGCGGTTTTTTTTCGCCTTCAGCCATCTTACTTCTCCTTCTTGCCCTTAGCTGCCATCTCTTGGAACTTCTCTTTGCCATACTTCTTGCGGCCAATATACGCAGCCAGCGACCTTGGGTCTTTCGCACCCTTAGCCGCCAACTCCTTGACCAGCTTCTTGTAGCGACCACCGCCGCCAAGCTTCATGCCGTCAGCCATTGTTCATCCCCATCGGCATCAAGAGGCTTCTCTGCATCTGTCCAGTCTTCCGCGTCTGATACTGAGGACCAGTCCGCTCAACCTTCTGCCCCATATCAAGAGAAGGCAACGGACCATAGTCCGGCTTCTCATACTCAATCTCAGTCTTCGGCATAGCCGCGCCACCAAAGCACATGATCTCAATCCTTCTTCGCTTTGAGACGCTTGCTGATCGCCCGCGCCTTCGCCTTAGCATCATCCTTACTACTAGCACCCCATGCCTTTAGGCTGAGAAGGAGCCGCGTAGGTCTTCCCTTCTCATCCTTCTCCGGCCCCGGCATGTTCCCCATCCGCGCTAGGAAGCTCGCCCGCCTCGGGTTGTCCCCCGACTTCACTGGAGGCTTCAGCGTTCCCCCCTTGTAGCTGGCTCTTCCTGCGGCGTTTAAACCGCCTGCCGGATTCTGCCCCGCCTTCCTCTGCCACGCCGGAGTCTTCATAACCAATCCCCTTCTTAGCCATAGAAAGATCACCAAAAGGCTGTCGTTCAGGAACCTTATCCTTGAACCTCGAACCCATCATCACTCCAACCCGCATCTCATGCCTCCTTGATAGCGAACCTTTTTGGGAAAAAATACGAGCGAGGGACTATTACAGTAATGTTGTGGCCTGTTTTTCCCCCCGCCTACCCTATTACCATCATTCTGAAACGAAATGGCTAGAGAATTACCCAAGGTCTATCTGAACTCTGATGTCACCAGCGACTTGAACCTGTGATCTATCTATCGGCTTGAACCCAGCACGGTCTAGCAAATCCTTAGCCGCTTCGAGCTGAACATACTCGCTCTTAGCGCTCTTAGCTAACCCAGCGACCTTACCAACTGCCATCGCTGCGTGCATGCTAAACACCTCTGCTGTCTGCTGCATCAGATACTGCTGCACATGGGGTGTCTTCATCGCCTTCCACGCAGTCACTCTTCCGCTGTTCCCTTCGGAGTATCCTGCTTCTTCTGCGGCTTTTGTCAGGTTACCGCCGTTTGCAACATACGCTTCAACCAGCGCCTTCTGTCTTGTGGTTAGCTTACGCTGTTCTAGCGCTCTAGACATATCTCATGGCCCCCCCTGATCCCCCCCATAATCACCTCCTCCAAATGGCTGTCAACGCACAAACCCTGCTTTCGCCCTTTGTTACAGACGATTGTGATCTGGGCGATTGCTCCTTCGTCGCACCGCTCGACCCATGAACAGAGCCAGACTCCTTTGTCGCCTGTCTCTGCCCTCCGGGTGGGCCTCGACTATCGCGGGCGCTTGTTGATCCCTATGCTCTTCCTTCCTTGTGTTGCGAGGCTGCGTCCGCTCCGCTTCGCCACCTTCCTTCGTCAGGCTGGACTACGCTACTCGGCCTTGCCATCCGCATATGTCATTGCAGTAGCTGCCTCGGCTCCGCTGCCGCTTCGCATGTCGGCACATTGATGTCATGCCCCCGCTCGTCAACTTCGCCGCGCTGTCTCTTCGACTCCATTCGCTGCCACTCATTGCGTCTCATCGGCGCGGTCTCAGGACTCGCTACCGTATATTCTCCACACACAAACCCCCGTGCGGATGATATCTTTGCAGATGCCACAAGAACCTGTGTGTCGTTAACCCCGCTCCCTCCTTCGTCGGTCGGGGGCCGGGTCTTCGCGCCCTCGGTCGCCATGCTCATCGTCCTCCCTTCCGCGCCTGTTCGTTGCGTCTGTTGATCTGTTCCGTGTGTGATCCGGCTTGTGCAGGTCCGGGCGATTTGCGCGTGGCTCGGTCGGTCGCCGCTTCGCTGAATCCCCTTAACGATTCCCTCGTCGCAAGCTCCTCGGCACGACAGAACCTTATAGCAGTGGGAGCAATCATCGCACGAGGTGTGTGTATGGAGAAACCAATAGGAGAATGACATGTGGAAGATCACCTTCAGAAATCACGGTGAAGTAATGGCAGTATGGTCGGGGTATCCCAGCTACTCCGAAGCGCATCATGCCCTGCGCGATGCGGACTCCATCATCCCGATTAGCTGGGATCATGAAATAGAGAGCTATGAGTAATCTCGCTGCCGATCTGCCGTCTGACTGTCAAGGGTTCGCTTCGCCGCTTTGCGCCCCTGACAGTCAGCCACCAGTTCGACCGCTGACCTAGATATAAACTACCAACTATGCAAACTCACAAATGGAGAGACACAATGGACAACCTGATCAACATCGACCTGAACGCTGCTTACAATGGTGAAGACAACATCACTCTGACGCAGGCTCTGGCCCGCATCGCCGCTGAGTTCTACGATCCGCGCATGGTCATGGATCGCAACAGTGGCACATACACTGAGGTTAACGCGCAAGCTTGGTCGCAGAAGCTCATCCTTCAGAGCATCGGTAACGCTGCTTATCGTCAGCTTCAGGACACGGCAGTCGGCAAGGATGGTCGCCCCCGTGGCATTGAGCATCAGCTTGACCGCGCACGGAACTACGCCAAGGCTTTGGGCCTACGCGCTGGCGACATGGAGCTTGACCTTGAAGCTCTGAACCGTGCCGCAGATTGGATCGAGCGCCTTGAGGCTGAGACACATGCTTTGATGTCGGTCTACGATACGACTGCCGCTATGTATGAGGCTGCGACAGGTGAGGACTTCCACCCCTACGCACCTTGGCAGACCTCAATGAAGAAGTCGGCTGCTGCATCTAGCGCACAGGCTGACGAAGTAGCCGCCCGCTTTGCAAGACTGGGCATCGACATCAAGCCAAGCGCCACGCTTCAGACCAACGGGGTCGAGAGCAACGAGCGTGACGTAGCATAAGCACTGAGGGTGGGGCGTCGAGCCTCACCCTTCAACCTATGACAAGCGTGGAGAATACCATGAAGGGTCGCATTCGCTCAGCCCTAGCAGACCTTATTGGTGTCGTGCTGATCTTCGCCCTGCTGTGGCTGGGATTAGTTCTGACACCATAACATTCTTGCCCACCCTTAATCAGAGGGGCGCAAGGTGCGTGGGTTACAACGGCCAGCCACTGAAGAGCATCACAAACTGGAGCAAATCAAAATGAATCCTGAACCAATCTTCCCATACCATCCAGACTATGGGTTGCCTGACGACATTCGAGGCAGAGCTGTGCTGATGTCCATCCAGTATGGGATAAAGCGGGCAGCAACTGAATACAATGTAAGCATATCAACCATCTACAAATGGCGGGCCGACATGGGCCTTATCAAGCGGAGAGAAAATCATGCGTGAGCCTAAGATCATGAACATAATTTGCAACAAGCAAGGTCTGTTCTGGTCATCAAGTGATGGCTGGGTGGACTTCGATAGCGCAGATCGCTTCACCACAAAAGAACGCAATGAGATCGGAGACGATCACCTTCCATTGTTCGACGCCTACTGGGCAACGGACGTAACCACTATCCTCAGAACGGAGCATTAACATGTTGGACATGAGCAACAACGA